CTATTATGCGACTTGGTATGGGCGGTAGGGCACTGAAGCAACGCGCTATTGACTACCTCAACGCAGCCCGCGACACGGGTCAAGTGATTCAGCAACTCACTGCCCTGAAGATCGAAAACGATGCGCTCAAAGAACGGAACAAGTCGCTGGAAGAGCGACTGACTAAGTTGGAGGGCGCAGCTGCCAAGAAGTAGGAGGCTCAATGGCGACTCTGCTGGAGATTGTAAATAAATTCCTCACCCGGCAGGGGTTGCAAACCGCAACTCAAGTCGCTTCCTCTACCGACGCAACTCTGATTCAGGTGCTCGGCCTCCTGAATGAAGAGCTGGAGGAATTGACCGATGTTTGGAACTGGCAGGAGCTAACAGAGGAAGCGACATTTACCTCTGTGGCGACTGCCAGTCAAGGGGCATTGACCACTCTCGCCCCCACAGGGTTCTCCCGAATCCTCAACGATACCATCTTCAATCGGACGCTCCGGACTCAGATTATGGGGCCTATGTCCGCGCGACAGTGGCAGCTTACCCAAGCTCTCTCCACCGGCGCACCTTTCGAGCAGTACCGAATTCGCGGCGGGGCGCTGTACGTCAGCCCGACGATGGAAGCGGGGCATTCCTGCTACTTCGAGTATGCCTCTACCTGTGCAGTTCTTTCCTCTGCCTCCGCGAAAAAGTCGGCCTTCACCGCGGATGACGACACCCTGCGGCTCTCAGAGAAGGTAGTCCTCGCCGGCCTCCGCTGGCGGTGGAAGCGGGAGAAGGGGCTGGATTATGAGGAGGAGTACAACAGGTGGGAACGGATGGCCTCTACCGCGGCTGGTCGAGATGGGACGAAGGCGATCTTGTCGATGGATGGGGATTGCCCGACCTTTGAACCCGCAATCTATGTTCCGGCCGGTGGGACTGCTCTGTGAAAGCCGTTAATCGAAAGCAAGTCAATCGCGGGCTTCGTGCGCGGTCGGAGAGTATTCCTGCCCCGGTCGGGGGGTGGAATGCGCGAGATCCGCTGGCGATGATGAAGCCCGAAGATGCGATTGACCTCTGGAATTGGATTCCGCGGGCGGCAGAGCTGGAGGGGCGAAAGGGTGCAGAGACTTGGGTCACCGGCTTCTCGGCGGTGGTGAAGAGCTTGATGCCCTACTCCTCGGCCAGTGGGACGGAGAAGCTCTTCGCAGCTACGAATTCGGGGATCTACGATGTCACCAGCGCCGGCACGATGGGGGCGACTGTTGCGGCTGCGACGGAGGGCTATTGCCAGCATGTCAATCTGAACATCGCGGGGAATTCCTATCTCTACCTTGTCAATGGAGTGGATACGCCAAAGCTCTACAATGGTACGACTTGGACAAGTATCACCGGCGTTTCGACTCCCGCGATTACTGGCGTTACGACGACTAACCTGGTAAATATCAGCCTCCACAAGCGGCGGGTCTTTTTCGTCCAGAAGAATAGCATGTCGTTCTGGTATCTGCCGGTGATGAGTCTCGGCGGCGCGGCCAGTGAGTTCCCTCTCGACAGTCTGTTCAAGCTTGGCGGCTATTTGATGGCTTTGGATACTTGGAGCCTCGACGCCGGCGAAGGGATGGATGACCATTTGGTCGCGATTACCAGTGAGGGAGAGGTTGCGGTCTATAAGGGGACTGATCCGAGTTCTGTGACTGCTTGGTCATTGGTAGGGGTTTTCTATATCGGTAAGCCCCTCGGCCGGAAGTGTTTCGTCCGCTTTGGCGGGGATCTGTTGGTCATCACGCAGAATGGTATCGTGCCGCTCTCGCGGGGGCTGTTGAGCAGCTCGATCAACCAGAAGCAGGCCCTTTCCCGCCGCATCGAGGAGGTGTTTCGGGAAGCTGCGCTTGAGCAGGGGGACTACCTTGGCTGGCAGGGGTTGGTGGTTCCTAGCGAATCGCTGCTCTTGTTCAACATCCCTTCCGCTGATTTCTCCGGTGACGCCCAGTATGTCATGAACACCCTCACCGGAGCTTGGTGCAAATTCACCGGCTGGACGGTTGGGTGTATGGCCTTGCTCGGGGATCAACTCTATTTGGGAACGACGATCAGTGGGGCTTACTCGGTTTCGAAGGGGCTGATTGGTTACAGCGATTTCGACGCTGCCATTACCCTGTATGCGAAATCGGCATTTAGTTACTTCGGCAGTCGAGGGATGGTGAAGGACTGGACGCTCTTCCGTCCGATCTATCAGGCAACGGATTCAGTTTCCGTAGGCTTCCGGATGGATGTCGACTTCGATTCGCCCTATTATTCGAATAGTATCAGCCGAGTTACTAGCGCCGGGAATAGCTCTCTTTGGGACACCGGACGATGGGATTCCGCGGTCTGGGGCGGCGCATTGCAGAATAATAAGAATTGGTACTCCATCGCCTCGAAAGAGGGTTATTGTGCCGCCTTGGCAATTCTGGTGGATACGCGAAACATTCAAATCACTTGGAGCTCCACGGACTTCAAGTTCCTTGTTGGTAAGGGTTTGTAGGAGATAGCTATGGCGCAGACAGTTCAACAATTCCTTGATGCAATCATTGGACAGCAGGGCTATAAGCCTACTGGCTGGGATGCGGTGGATCAAGACCCTGCTTACGTTGCGCGAGCGACTATCGGGCAGAATGCTCCGATGGCGTGGGATCAACTTCTGCAATCTATTGCCGGCGGCCAGTTTCAAGTGACGCCTGAGAGTTTTGACCAGCTCTTCGCAGATCGACTGGGGGGCGAGTATAACTACGGTGGAGGGCTGCAGAGTCAGGAATTCGGCGCACTTTCGCCGGAGGTTCAGGCTTGGGCACGGCAGAATCCTCAGCAATTTATTGCCTCTCTTATGAAGGTTCGGAATCCGGCGAACGGGTCGCTGCTGAGCATTGGAGCAGAAGGGGGATTTGCTGATCCTGAACTCATTACCGCGGGGCCGAATGGGCTGAACTTTGCCAATGCGGGGTATATGCCGATCAAAGATCAATGGTATGATGGGCAGGATTTCTGGGGGCCTTTGCTAGTTGCCGCCGCAGCAGGAGCTGGGGCTGGCGGCTTTTTGGGTGGTGGGGAGACAGCAGCGGGAGCTGGCGAGGCTACTGTTGTCGGGGATATGGGTTCCGGTAGTGGCTGGATGGAGCCGGGGTGGGGAGCTGGTGGAAATGGCTATGACGCAGGTGCTTGGATGGACGCTGCAACGAGTGGCGGCGGTTATGATGCTGGGGCAGTGATGGATGCAGCGATGGGGGGTAGTGGCTACAATGCTGGCGCGGTTATGGACGCAGCAATGACTGGTGGTGGTGGCGGTGCTGGGGGAAGCCTACTCTCTACTATCGCTTCTAGCCCTGTTGGTGCAGTAGCTAAGATGATGGGGCTGACGAAAGCTGATGGTTCTCTTGATCTCGGAGCGATGGTGAAGGCTGGTCTGATTACCGCTGGCGCTTTGGGCGGTGCTGGGGCCATTGGCGATATGATGGGAGGTGGAGGTGCGCCAGGGGGAGGTGGTGGTGGCCCCGGTGGGGGTTCCTTCTCTGATGCCGCATGGGCCTCCGCTGACGCGAGCCTTCGCAATATGCTGATCGCCACGGCGATGAACCGGCCGAATCAGTCGAATCCTTACGGCTCCGTGACTTGGGAACAAGACCCCGAAACCGGCCAATGGACTAGCAGGACGGAATTCTCGCCCGAGCAGGACGCCTTGTATCGGCAGAGTGTGGATTCAAGCCTGCTCTCCGGCGGCATCGCGGACATGGCGCTGCTGAACAACTATGAGCGGTTCATGAACCCGATTAACTTCGACGCGATGCCAGAGGCTCCGATTCGGCCAGGGCAGACTGCCTATGATGCGATGATGAGCCGGCTGGAGCCGCAGATTGCCTCCGATCGGGATACGCTGGCGACGAAGTTGGCAAACCAAGGCATCGACATCGGCTCACGGGCCTATGCGGAGGCCAACCGCCTAACCGGGCAGAGGGAGAATGACCTGCGGCTTCAGGCTGCCAGCCAGTCCATCCCGCTCGATATGCAAGCGCGGAAAGATGCGATGGGGGAACAGGTTACAGCGAGTCAGCTCCCTCTGTCGAATATCTCGACTCTTCGCGGACAGGCCCAGCCGCAGATGCCGAACTTCGGGCAGACTTGGACTCCCGCGGGGGCAGCTACGCCGCCGGACTTGTTGAGTGCCGCGGGAATGCAGTCGAATTACAATCTGGGGCAGCA